AGACGGCGATGATCTCGGAGCCGGCGGCCACGATGATCGCGATGATCGCAATGGTTTCAGGGGACATAACAGCAGTGCCTGAATCTCTAAGTTACTGCTGAAGCTCCAGTGCGCGCACGCGCTTATCTAGGTCGGACAGTTCGTTGCGTGCGTCGATCTTCAGCTCTTCGATCGATTTGGCCATCTGCACCACAGTGGCCTCGATCCGTGCGGACTGGATTTGCATCGAGATCAGCAGACCACCGATGGCGATCATGCCAGTAGCTAAGACGGTGGGCAGCGAGGCGGAGAAGACGCCACCTACGCTCTGTGGTTCTTCAGCCATTGCTGCGGCTTCCATCCCATCCATCGTAGCGATCGAATGGGTCCGGCCTCCCCTGCAGGATGACCACCGCACGGCGATAGTAATGATTGTCCGTCTTCCCGACACGCTCGAGGTGGTCGCGAATCTTGCGCCAGTTTTCGAGCGTATCGCGATCCATTAGCGGCCTTGCCCCCTCAGCGGCTTACGGCCGCGGCGCCGTGGGCGGGACTGCTGGCCGTACCCTTGGCGCGTGGTCTTCGGCGGACCGGGCTGGTGCTCGATGCGAGCAGTGCCGGTTTTGGACTTCACTGCCATGGCACACCAGCAGCCTGCGTCGGATGCCGCTGTTCATCAAGTTGCTTCTGCAGTGCGGCCTCGATCTCGGTCACCTTCTCAGCGCCGAAGTTGTCCTTCACCCAGCCGATCACCATCTCCTCGGTGAGATCCGCAAAAGGGATCAGCTTGTCGGGGCGCTCGAAACCTAGGCTGCCATAAGCACCACTGCTGTAGGTGCCGTCTTCGGCGCTGATGGTGTAGTGCGCCGTCATCACGAACCCATCAGCGGTCTCGCGCTCTAGGTTGGCAATGCGCCAGGTGAAGACCGTGGTGGGTGCTTCGGGTGCAGCAGCTTTGGCCATGGTGAAAACTGGTTCTGTTGGAGTTTAATGGGGGTGCAACCTGTTGGGAATGGCCGGTTGCCCGCCTTTTGAAGGTGATTAGAGAGTAGGACTTCTGTGTCTCAGCAAGCCATTAGAACGCAGGGGACGCAGTAGCTGCCGTCGTCGTAGGTGCAGGTGACGTGAGTGCTGGTCACTTTGGCGATGGTCTTGTCCTGAACAAACCCATCACCTTGAGGCTTTGCAGTTCCGTCTCCTGCAGACATAAGAAGTTGACCGCGCTGCACCGTGACACCTTCGGCAATGCGGATGATCATGTCGCCGGTCATTGCCAGATAGAAATCCAGGGGACCGTCTTCGGAGAACGAGGTGGCGACAAAGACACCAGCAACATTAGGATCGCCTTCAACGTCACTTACTTTGGTTTTGTTAAGTTGTTCATTGTCTTCTTCACCCCACTCGCACATCTCATCCAGGTTTGACATCACGGTGCCTTTTAGGATGCTTGAAGGATCTTCCTCATTAGGCAATTGCGACCAGCGCGATAGGTGGCCACCATTAAAACTAACAGTGGTACCAGAAACGGAAACGGATCCCTCAGTCGTATCTGCCTGTCTAAAGTCAATTAAAGTGCCATCAGATCCTTGCCGATTAAGGTACAAGTTGGCCAGGCTTGAAGTCGCGGTACTGTGGCAAAGTAATTGATGAAAATTAGCAGGAGTATTGGCGTTAAAATAACAACCGTCGGACGCGCTTGAAAGCGCTGTTTGCTGAATTAAAATTGAACCGTCATTGCGAATCCTCATCCGCTCCGTCGGGCTGCTCGCTCCATCGGCGGTAGTGGAGAACACTAGGCGGCCTGGCATGTCGTTAGCACCAGGTGTGCCGTCTATATACGCCTCAACAGTTGCACATTCAACAAACTCACTACCATCAGATCCTTGGAATGAAACTGATCCGACAACATCAGCGTTATTTAATATCGTATTTCCACCTATTGTTCCTGACCTCTGATGGGCAAGAAGTAAATATCCACCAAAACCTCCTGCATTGCTGCTAATAATTGCAGCCATTGTGTCGCCACTGGATCCAGTAGCTGACTCAATTTGAACTTTTGGCGTATATGTACTTGCTTGATTGTAGAAATTGGTACGCGCAGAAGACGTGCCAACTAACAGGCGTCCCGAGCTGTCGATGCGGGCGCGTTCTGAGCCTGCAGTATTGAACAAAAGACTTGCTGCCCCAACTGCCGAGCCAGCACACCTTATAGAGGCGTTGTCATTTCCAGTATCGTTCTGCAGGATTAGCGATGCACCCGACCTTGCTTGAATTACACCGTTAACGTCTAAAGAATAGCTAGGCCCAGTAACGCCAATCCCTACGTTGCCTGCGGAGGTGATGCGGAGGCGTTCGGTTGGGGTAGCTGCTGCTGAATTGGTGCCAAAAGCCAGATAATGATCGTTGCTAGATGTTTGGTTAGCGGCTTCGATGTAGGCATAACGAATATTGCTATTTGCCTCGCTAACGCCTGAAAGGTTAATTCGTACGCCCTGCCCAGCATTGTTATCAGCCGGACCATTGTTCAGGAGCAACACATTGCTAATTGCTGATGCGCTGTCACTGCGAACAAGCAACCGGTTGTTAGCGTTGCCAGCAAGAGTAGTCCCCAGACCTAAGAGGCCAGCGGAGGTTAGGCGCATCCGCTCATTGGCTCCAGTACCAAAAAGTAGAGGTGTCGCTCCAGTCGTATTAATGAATGAGTAGCCCGTTGCGTTTGTAACTCGAAACGTTTCGGCTCCGCCTTGCATCATGGACAGGATGGCCCCATCCGCTCCGTTTATGGTTAATCCGCCGTAGCCAGCATTATTGACAGGACTCGCAGCACCAACTCCAACATTCCCATTCGCATCAACAAACAACCGCCCAGTACCACTAGTTGAGATGGCTACTTGGTCTGCACCAGGAGAATAAATACCAGTATTTGCATCGCCGGTGAAGGTCAGCGTGGGTGCAGCAGCAGAACCGAGCGGATAGCTAAAACGCTCAGAACTGGTCCACGCATCGGTGGAATCAACCCAGTTGATGGTTTTATCGGTCGTACCTTTCAGCGTGATGCCGCCACCGTCTGCGGTTACATCGGTAGGGGTAGTTACATCGCCAAGGATAATATTTTTGTCTTCAATAACAAGGTTGGTGGTGTTGATATTGGTGGTCGTACCGTTAACAGTCAGGTCGCCTGCAATCGTTACCGCGCCAGCAGAATCAATCAGCAGACGCTGCGTGCCGCCGGTGGTCACCGCAACCTGATCGGCGCCGGGGGAATAGATGCCGGTGTTGGGGTCACCGTCGAAGGAAATAGCCGGAGCTGCCGCCGTACCAAGACTGGCGTTCTTCATCACGTTGGCGATACTGACCTTTTTGGTCACGTCGCTGGTAACGTCAACAATCGGCAGCACATCCGTATTGACCGGATCTGTGTAAGCCGTCAGGTCAGTGATCTTGGTGGTGGCCATCGTTGATGCTCCGGTAGGTTGAGTTTAGGCGCGGCTCAAGTCTTAATACAAGCCAGCAGCGCGATGTTTCTGGGTCGTGCCTCGGTGTCACCGCTGTTGTTGACCGTGATGCCGGTGCTTACGGTTGTCGTTGCCCGAGGTGATGTGCCTTGGTCGGCGGCCACGGCGGTGTTGCCGGAAGTGCCAGTGTTCCAAGCGCCGTTGTTGTACTGAACGGTGTGGGCGTGACCCGGATCGGTAAGGGTGTGGGTGTGAGCCAAGTTGGCGCTGGCTTGCGCGGAGCCAAAAGTTCGACCCGTATCAATGCCGCGTCCGTCGTCCCAGCCACGGGCAAATTCACCGCGCAGATCTGGCACGTTGAAAGTAGTAGAGCCATCGCCTGAGCCAAATGTGGTGCCGATAGCGCTAAACAATGTGGCGTAAGTTGTGCGGCTGATTGCTGCACCATTGGCCTTCAGATAGCCGGTTGGTGCAGTGTTGCGTGCGCTCCAGATGATGGTGCCAGCAGGAGTCATGTCCTGTGGCGTGATGGATGCAACCTGCGTATCGACATAGCCCTTGTTGGCGGCCATGTTTGTGGTGCTGGGGTTGCCCACCAGCGTCAGGTTGCCGGTCATCGTCCCACCAGCTTTGGCGAGGTAGGTGCTGGCTGCAGTGGTGATCTGTAGGTAACGGGCGTCCGCAAAGGTTTGGTCAATGCCGTCAGGGTCAACGCGCACCCAGTTGGTGCCGTCCCACATCTTCAGTTCGTCTGGCGTCTGCGCTGTGTCTTGCCACAACTGACCCAGTGCCGGACTGCTAGGTGCCGTGCCTGATGGGCTGGTGATGATCGACGCGCCGGGCTGGAACGAGACGATGGTGAACGTGGCGCCATTCCAAACCTTGAGCAACGGCGGGTTGCTGCTGGTATCGACCCAAAGTTGACCGTTGGCAGGGGTGGAAGGCTGCGTCGGTCCAACGCTTGTACCAAGCAAACCCAGTGCCAGTGCAAGGTTGTTGGCCGTGATGCGCCGAGTCTGGGAGCCACTGACGCTGGAAAATGGCAGGAGATCCGCGCTGGCAATCGCTGTTGCGGCGGGTAACTGGGAGATCCGTAAGCCAGCCATCTCAGTACCCCACCACAGTGATGTCGATCAGTCCAGCCACTGCTGTACCAGAACTATTGACGCACTTCACTGTAACGCTGCTGGTGGTCTTAGACAGAACAATGGCGTTGATGGCGCCGGTTCCGGTGTCCTGCAGCGTGACCTGAACGGACTTGACGGCGCGGAATGGTTTGGTCAGCGGGATGGCAGTTCCAGCTCCACTGCTGCTGATGGCCACATCATTCTGAGATTCGATCACATCGGGGTAATCCAGCTCAAAACAGATGCCCGTGATGGCGCCAGGTGATTCCCCATCCTTGCTGCGAATCAATGTCTGAACTTGGTACACATCTTCGATCAAACGCTCATACGGCGCGTAGGGGTGCAAAACGCCAGACGATTCACCAGACAGAACACCAGCGCCGTAGGTACGTTGCTCGGCAAAAATCTGATCGTCGTTTTCTTGGAAAATGTCATCGTCGTTTTCTTGGAACAGCACAGTGTCTGCACCAGCCAAGGCGCCAATGCTGTGTTGATAGGTGGCCTCAGCAGTGGTGGTGATCAGGATGGCGCTTTCAAGGAAATTGTTATCGAAGTTCCAGCGGTAGTAACCATCCACGGCGGGGTCGGTTTGCTGAACGCTGTAGACGCCGGTATCGCCCGTGATGTAGGCGCCGCTTTGGGTGGTGAGGTAAGTGCCGCTTTGCGTGATGAGCCAGTAGTTGTCGGTGACTTGAGCGTTGACGTAGCTGCCCGGCCAAGTGGTGTCATCAATGCATTCGTCGTAGACGGCGTTGCTGATCGGCGGGGCGCCAACGTTGAGCAAAATGGTGGCCGGCGTGTCGCTGCGCCATTGGGTGGCATCCACCGATTTGACCATCACGGTCCATTCATCGGTGTCGAACAAGCTGGTCTCAAACCACTGCTGTGCGGCGGTCACACCACCGGAATACAACTCAATTCCCTGTTCCCATGTGGTTGCGGGGTTGCTGTCGATCAGGCCGCCTTGCTTGTAGCGGACTTCATACGACACCACATCGGACACCACGCCTTGGTCCCAGCTTCCGTACAGGCTGCGGGGTAGTTGCCAGCTAAAACGCTTCTGGCCGCTGTTCGTGTTTTCAACGACGGTGAACAGGTTGGGCGTTGGCGGCACGATCTCCTCGCGCTCCACCGTGTCGTACAGATAATCGGTTGGGTTCTCATTGAAGATGGCGCTGGTGAAGGCAACGCGAATCTCCCAGTCGCCGGGGGCGTGGAACGCGATTGTGTAGTAGCCGGTGAGCGGAATGTCGCTGAGGAAGTACCAGCCATCGGCGGCGGGTTCCTTGACGCCCGGAATGACGGTTGGAACGTTGGTTGGAAATGCCCAGCAGCGGTAGCCGGTGACGCGCTCGGGAATTGGACAGGTGCCAGCGTCAACAATCAGAAGCTGAGTGCCATCGGGCTGGTTCTGGTGGCGGATGACGCCGTTGAAGGCCGGATCGGAGAGGTCGGGGATTGCTGGATAGCCCACCACGCCAGCGGTGGCAAAGTCGGATTGCTTGCCGAGGCGGTCAATCGTGGCAACGCGAAACTCGTAGGTGTCACCGAAGACGTGGTTATCAATCGGCTGCCAAATGTTGGTGGATGACACCTGCGTAATGTCTGACCATTCGGTGTCACCGATCTGGCGCCACTGATAGCGGTAGCCGCGCACAAGCAGGTCGTTGGCGTCGTTGGTTTGGGGTGGTGTCCAGTAGGCGCTGATTTGGTTCTGACCGTTGCGATAAACCAGCTCGGCGTAGACACCAGTGGGCGGTTTGGCGCCAGACAGCGTGAAACGATCCTTAGGCGTGGCGACCGGCAGGTTGTTGTCTACATAGCCAAATTTGCTGGCGTTGTATTGGACGGCTTCAACTTGGAAGACCAGCGGATCAACTTCGCTGATGGCAATGATCTTGTACAGCGCGGCTTCAAGGCTCTGCCACTCCAGCACCCACAACGCACCAACCTGAGTATCAACAATGCCGTTGCAGCGGATGACCGTGAAGGCGTCATCGTCTTGGACGACATAACCCACCAGCTCGTCGCCACCTTGGGTGATCAGAAGGTCAAGGTTTTGGGCGCCGATGTTGTTGAGTTGGCTGGCACCAGCAAGGTTGGAATAATCAACAACGTTGAGAACCTGCAGCTTCGGCTGAGTAGTGATCGTGCCGTCGGGGTTGGTGGTCTTCTGCCCGTCGGGGATAACCAGTGTCAGCGTGTAGGTGTTGGCGGGGCTGAGGCTGAGAACAGCGTCAAGCGTGATGCGGTTGTTTTCGGCGTCGATGGCACGGACGCGACCGCCAAGGCGTTGACCTTGTTTCAGCGGGTCGGCAATCTGGATGACTTCACCGATGCTGGCGGCAAGACCTTCTGCGCCAATGCGGAAGCTGACTTTCTCGGTCTCGTAGCGGTTGCTGAATAGCGTGTGCTTTGCCGCCCGTAGTGCTTGACCGCGTGAAGTGACGCCCAGCAGGCGAAGGTCGATTGGGTTGTAGCCGAAACGCTCCAGCAGGGTGTCATCCTGCAGGTATTCGGTGACGCTGGAATAGGACTGATTGGGGTCGTCCCAGTTGGCTAGAACAACGGATTTACGGGCGGTTTTGGCGGTGCCGTTGTAGGTGAAGCAGGGCGATGTAACGACGCCGTTATCGTCAACCTCTTGGATGACGTTGGCTTCGCTGAACTGTTGAACAGGGATCTGGGCGCGATCTTGCGTCAGGTAGAGCTTGCCTTGGCTGTAGTAGACCAAGCCACGGAAACAGGACGCCAGTGCGTTGAGAACTTCGTAGACGCTGCCGGGGTTCTGAAGGTAGACGTTGCAGGTGAAGCGTGGTTCGTATCCGCCTTCGCCGTTAGGAACTTGTTCGTCGCAGTATTGGCTGACGGTGTACAGATACCAAGGGTCGATTGCGATGGTCGGCATGTACCGAGCGCACCCGAAACGGGGGTTCAGCACAATGTCGCGGAAGATCCAAGCGGGGTTGTCAGTCCAAGCGGTGGTGAAGGTGCCGTCCCAGATGCCGCTGTAGGTGCGGGCTACAGGGTCGTAGTTGGTAGGTATTTGTACCCGCTTACCACGGACGCGGACGGATAGATCGGGGATGCTGTTGAACTGGCGGGCGTCAACTTTCAGCGCCACCAGTGCGGTGTTGGGGTAGGCAAATTTTTCGTCGATGATCTCGGCAAAGCTCTGCCACGCGATTCCGTTCTGCAGATAGGCACTGCTGCTATCGGGTGTAATGCGGGTGACGCGGACGCTCCACGGTCCGGTGCCGCTCAAGTCAAACTCGTAGGCACGCTGAAACTGGCTGCTGGATTTACCGCTGACTTCTGGTTCGGTGATGGTGGTGTACGGTCCACCGTTGGCTGAAACCGCGATCCGGTATTTGACGCTGGTGGCGCGAATGTCGCCGTTATCGACGTTGGTGGATTGCAGCGCCGTGTGCGTGATGATGACGCGGCAACGCTCAGTATCAAGGTCGGTGATCGTGCGGGTGATCGGACCAGATGCAACCGTGACCGCCGTGTTGACGCCGACGGTATTTTCAACAGTGCTGAACCCCAGCATCGGGGTTTGTGTTTCGTCCGTGCCAGTGCGGCTATCTATTGTGTATCCCGAAAAATTCTTGCTGCCGTCAGGGTTCTGAATTGGCGTGGAGTCAAGGAAAATATCCTCTTCAGCACTATTCGGGAAGCCTTCAATTTCACCCTCGCTGACTGCATAAACAGTCTTGGCAAAGGCAACCGAAAACAGATTGTTGGCTTCCTCAACAGGCTGCCGTGTGGGTGCAACAATCGTTTGCTGAACGACTGTGGGTTGAGGTGAAGACGCGCCACCGCCAGCACCACTGATTTCAGGCAGGTTGTTGAGGTCTTCCATCAGAGGTAGTTTTGCAGCTCAAGGCCGAACGACAGCACCGGCAAACTTCCGATGATGCGCTCACCGTAAAGGACAGGAACAACCTCGCCTTGCTTGGTGTTGGCGTTGGATTTATCGAACGTAAAAGACTTCAGTTGGTCTGATTCGCTGCGGCCTGTTGTTGCACCTCCGCCCATGGAGGTGACTGTCGGCATCGTTGGAGTTGGCGTCAGAAGCTGGGCTACACCACCAAACAACAGCAAGCCACCGAACAAACCGATCTTGGTCATGGTGGCACCACCAATGGCCGCGCCGACACCAGGCAGCAATAGCGAGAACGCGATCAAGGCGACGCCAGCGATGATTGCGCCAACTCCACCGCCACCGCCGCCCCGACCCGTGGGTATAGGAGCCAGCACTAGCCGTTTGCTCATCGGCCACATCAACTGCTCCTCGGTCAGACCTTCGGCGTGATCAGTCACCACACGCCAAGCGATGCCGTTTTCTCCGCTGTCAACCATATATTGACGAAGCTCTGGAATTTGTACACACAATGCCCGTACAGCCTCGGCAGGAGTCTTGACCGCAAGCTGGAAGCGGCGTCCAAACCGGCGCCCAGCCTCACCCAGCAACCTGATCGTGACCATCAACCGAGCCTCCGCACCACCATGTAGGTATTCTCGCGGAAGTATCCGCTATATGCCGTTAATCCAGACAACCTGCCAACAAGGTGCTGATACAACAGGTTGGCGCTGGGATCCTCCACCACAGCGACGTGGTTGCAGCAATTCTGATTCCTGATGCGGAACAGGATCACATCGCCGCGCTCCAGTGGCACCGTGACCGGCAGGCGCACAAAGCCTTCAGCAGCAAAGTTCTCCTCAAAGTGCGTGAACCCACGGGTTGACCATTCGCCTTCGTACAGCCGCTCGTAATCGCCCATCTCCACGCCCATCTGCTGCCAGTACCAATCCCGCACAGCGGAGTAGCAGTCGTAGACGCCGTAGTTCCAAGGGCGCTCCAGTAGACCAGCAGACTGTTGGGGGTCAAGCCAAAACGCTTCGCTGCCGCCGCAATTCCACACTGCATACGGCAGGTTGAGTTGTTTGCAGGCTTTACGATCAGCCTCGCTGAACCCGTTGTAATTGATGTGGCTGTGCCAGCAGGCAGTCGCGTCGTCGTAATACAGAGCCGTATCTTTGGCGCTGATGGTGAACGTATCCGGCTCACTGCTGGTGTTGGCGCACTCCACCACAGAGCCGTCTTGCAGGATGAAGCCGCAGGTTTCGCGTGGGTGGGCGGCCTCGGCGTACTGGCGCATGGCAAGCCGTTGGGCAGCAGTCAGCGGATTTGACCAAGTAGTCAGTTCCATCAGCCTTGCGAATCCACCAAGCCGGGAAAACCACCAAACGGTAGGCGGCTACCAGAGCCGAAACGTAATTTGCAACTCTCCAGTCGCTTCCCGCACGCATCCTGCGCCAAGGTGCCGACCACGTTGTCATTGGCGTCCCAGTAGCTTGCGCCGTTGTAGTGGCAGCCGATGTTGTCGCGGTAGATCCACTGGCACTGCTCGCGCAGCAGGCGGCGACCGGGGAGGCTGCGGCCTTCAAGGTCAAACGGAACAGAAAGCTGGAAGGTAACAGCCAGCTTATCCTCGCTTGCCTTCTGCTCAATCACCCATTCATCCGGTCCCCAGTAGGCGTCAGGATCAGCGCCAGGTTGGCCGTCGAGGTAGGTGGTGAGGGTGCGGATGCGCTGCACCGTGGCACCTACCAAATCGTCATAGGTATTGGTCAGGCCAGTGATGGCGAGGCCGACGTTGGCAAATTTGATGCTTGGCCTTTCAAGCTGTCCATTGGTGCTCAGCTCAAAACCAGTGGTCTGCATCGGCAACGCTGTGTAGGTGTTGCCGTCATAAACCACATCGGCGCCATTGACCTGAGACCAGTTGCAGAATCGGTAAATCGCCTGTTCAGTCGAGCCTGCTGGCAGCAATACGCTGATGTCGACGGTGAACAAATCGACAACTTCAGCAAGCTGCGTCTTGAAAGTTTGAGCGTTAGGAGGCGTCTGCGTCATACATAAACCTGTCGCATGGCAAAGTTGAGAACATAATAACTACAGCTAATAAAAGAGAACTCCCAACCGTTTTCGATGATGTAGTCGCGTGCCGCCAACGTTAGCGATACATTCACATCGACCAGGTTTGAGATCGTGACCGAAGTCAGCCGACCCGTTGCAAGGTTGGCGGTGTAATTGGTCGGGCGTGTGTAACCAGTCAGGGTGACGGCCGACAGATTGGTGTAGCCGAGGTCCAAGATGCCGCCCTCAAACTGACCGACAAATGCCTTGGTCGCATTAGGTGGCGTCCATGTGAACGATTGCCCTTTCTTCCGGTACAAATAAGATTCGATGCCGTATGCCTGCTCCTGCGTCAACGGACCAGTGCTGCAGTTCCAAGTCTCTTGTTGAGCGTTTAGGCCATCAGTCAGGATCTGTGAGTAGCCATCACCAAACTGCATCCGCTGCGTGCGGACCGTTCGACGAACGGTGGTTTGCAAGGCCACCGGCATATCGTTGAGAGTAATGAACGCAGTCATCGCAGCATCCCTCCACTACGTTTCTCATTGGCCAGTGTGACCAAGACCAAATTTTGCACCTGAGTGGCGACTTGCTTTTGTGCAAGGGGACTCAGGTTTTCACCCGTATTTTGCACGGTGATATTGATCTCGCCAACCTTGACACCACCACCTGCAGCCTGCACACCAAGGCGGCCATCACGCCCGCGGCGTAGCGGCATGATCGCCTCAGGTCCGGCCTCACCCATCAGACCAATGCCCTTGGCGAAGGGGAACATCGTCGGCTTGTCGACGATGCCGCCGCGGGCGAACTTCTGGATGCCGTTCTGGGCGAAGACGTTGCCCATGGCGCTCGGCTTGATATTGAAGATATCCATCACGCCACCTACCAATGGCTTGATGATGGCCTGCCGGATCGCGATGCGAGCAATGTCAGCGATGATGCTGTTGGCCAGATCTGCGAAGTTTGCTTTGCCGGTGGTGACAAAAGTGGTCAGCTGATCCTCAAGGCCTTGGAAGGTATTGACGACGGCATCCCCAACTTGAGCGCCGAAGTTGCTGATCGATTCATAGTAGGCCTTGATCTTCTCATTGAAGTTCGCGCCAAAGCTATCCTCCTGCTCCTTTTGTTTCTTGTTGGCATCATCAAGTGCAGCAGCACGATCACGAAGCAGGCGGATGTGCTCAGCTAGCGCGGGGTTCGTAGCAGCTAAGATGTCAAGCTGCAACAGGTTGATCTGAGCGTTCAGCTTCTCAACTTCAGTCAATACCTTCTTATCGTTTTGCACCTCGCGAATCTTTGCGTCATAGTCATCAAGAGATGGCAGCAGATCTTTGAGGCCTTGCGTTAGCTGCTGATTTGCTAGCTCTGTATTTGCTTTGGAAAGTTGATTGATCAATGTTTCCAGCGGCTTCACGTTCATCTCGCCGCCAGCCGCTCTGATGTCACGGAACAACTTGACGACCTGCTGCGTCAGATCATCAACGGTTCGATCGTTCTCACGAATGGCTTCAGTACGATCGGCCAGCAGTTTCTCCACTGGTGTGCCGCCAACATTGGCGAACGCCGCGTTGGCATCCTCTACCTTTCGACGCAGGCTTTCCTGCAGATCCACCAGCTGTTGCGTCAATGTATTGCGACGTTGCTGCAGTCTCTCGGCTTCGTTTGCAGCACGCTTAGCCTCCGCAGCGGCTCGCGCATCCGCCCCGCTCATGTCCAGTGCTGTCCGCCCAGTGCGGCGCCCGGTGCCTGGGGATGGGGCATCCGTGAACAACCGCTGGAATTGACCCATGTTGGCTTGGAAGCGCTTCATGAAGTCAGCGCCAAAGCGGTCGGCCTCAGCCTGCGCACCAGCAAAGTCGCCCTTGAATGCCAGCGCAGCTCGTTTTGCAAAGGAACCGATCAACCGAACAGCTTCATCGACGAGCTTGACCATGCCAAGCAGCACAGCCGCCACGCTGCGAATGCCGAGCTTGATGACATTGAACAGATCAGTCCAGTCCGTCTTGCTGTCAAACAACTCGCCGAACACTTCGATGATTGACTGCAGAGCGGGGAGCAGCGCGTCGGTCAACTCCATCCCGAAGCCTTGAGTCTTGATCCCAAACTCGGTCAGCGTGTCATTGAACAGATCAGATCGAGCGGCGAAATCATCGGAAATCTTGAACGTAAATTTCTCCATGCTTGCTGCGCCTTCATTCAGCAGCGGAATTAACTCAGCGCCTGCCTTGCCAAACAAAGCCACCGCCATCTGTGCCTTCTTTGCTCCATCAGGCATATCGGCGAACTTGTCCGCGATCTGCTTGAGCGCTTTATCGGTTGGGATCAGTTGACCGTTGGCGTCCTTAGCTGTGACGCCTAACTGCTTGAGGAGGCGCTGCATGTCGTCGTTGCCCTCCGCTGCCTTCACCAGGTTCAAGTTCAGCTTGTTGATGCCCTTGCCCAAGCTGCCCATATCAACATCGGCCAGCTTTGCGGCATTGCCGATCCCGGTCAGCGCGACAGCGGCGATGCCAGTCTTAGCTTGAAGGTTGAACAGTTCATCGCCGGCGTTGATAGATTTCTTCACAATCGCCGAGAGGCCGCCAACGATTGCACTCCCAGCGATAGCTGCACCAAAGCCAGCGACGGCACCCTTCAGACCATTAAATGACATGGCCGCGTTCTTGGCCTGCCCCTGCAATCCCTGCATGGAATTGCCAAGCCGTCGGATATTGTTTTCGCCTTGAACGTCTGCCTTGATCCGCAGCATGGCATCCATGTTCATCGCCATGGCTATGCCCCCTGTTTGTTGATCACCGACATTGCTGCGGCCTCCATCACCTGAAGATCCTCCAGCAGCGCACGCGGTTCCTCTACGTCGTACAGCTTAAACAACCAACGCACCGCTGCATAGTCCAATCCGATCACCCCGCTCATCGTGGTGCGCCATTGCGTCTGAACCCGCAGGAACATCTCGACCACTGGCCAGTTCTCCGGCCAAATTCCGAAGTCTTCATCCGGTGGTGGTGGGAGGTCTTGCAGCTCAAGACCAAAGGCCGCGGCATCGTCGGCGGTTTCGTCTACAACGCCACCGCCCGCCCAATGCTCAGCGGCCTCTGTCAGTTTTTTCGCTTTGCCCCTTTGATGCTGTCCATGTAAGCCTTCAGCACAGCGATGGCGAGGAACGGCACCTCGAGCAATTCGTCGAGTGCTTTCTGGCTGAAGGGGATCTCCTTGCCATGATCATCATTGATGCCAGACCAACCCACCAACACATCGCGGGCGATGTCGGTGATTTGATCCAGGTCGCCCAGGTCTTCGAGCTTCTGCAACTCGGCGACCATTGGACCGATTTTGCTTTGCGGCAGGCGCTTGAACTCACCATCAAAGGTCTGGCGCTCGTGGCGGCCACCATCGATCGGGAGATCAAAGGCGACCGGCCACGAGTAAGTGCCGGACTGCTTAAGTACGAAAGCCAAGATCAGGTGTACACGAGACTGAACTCATCATTGCCCGAACTGGTCGGAACCGCAATAAACGGCATGTTCAGCATCTGCACGCCATCCTGATCCGAGTAGGTCAGGTTACCCAGGTCAGACTGAGCAGTGGTCACCGTGGCGATGTTGCCGCCGGTGGTGCCGTGCTGGAAGGTGATGCTGCCGGTGCTGCTGCCGGTAGCGATCGTGAAGAAGTCCTTGGCCGTGATGGTCGGAGCTTCGATCACGATGGTGCCGCTGGGCGCCCGGTTGGTGATCATGATCTCCTTCGAGCAGCCGACCAGCTCGCGATAGATCACGTCGTTGGCCATGCTGAAGTTGTAGCTCTGCAGGCAGCCGCTGTAGGAGAAGGCGGTGAAGTTGGTGGTGTTGCCCTGCTTGAAGATCAGCGGGGTGGCCTGGTTGGCGTAGGTCGGGGTGGGCAGCGTCTCATCGGTCGGGGCGTTGTAGATGCCCGTCATGGTGAAGCTGATCACCGGGATTTGACCCACTTCGCCGTTGATCTCGAAGGTGCCGCGGCAGCCGGTCAGCTTGTGGCGAATGCCATCCTCGTGGTAGTGGATGGTGCAGCTCTCGAAGCCAGCGCTCTCGGGCGCGTAGGTGGCGCTGGTGCTGGTCACCAGCGTCTCAGACAGGCCGCAGCTACGCAGCACCGGACCATAGGCCGGCGCGGTGCCAGCGGTGCCAGAACCAGCCAGCTCAACCTCAAAGGTCACCTCGACGCGAGTCTGAGCCAGCAGTTGATCGGCTTGCCCCATGTAAGGGCGCACCAGATCGCGGTTCACGGTCTCAGCGACCAGCGGCTGGATCTCGAGGTTGCGCACCAAGATGGCATTGCTCGAGCCGGTCGGGCTGGAGTCAGTGGCGTAGGTGGTTTCAATCTTCGCCAGGATCAGACGCCGGCGTGTCAGAACTGAGGCCATTGGTGGCTACCTCGGATGTTGGATGGGGAGCCGGCTGAGTCCGGTGGACGAGCTTTCGCTTGCCGGTTTTCTTGTCGACCAGATAGCTGCCGCCCTGGCCTTGGTATTCGTCCATCATCGTAGCTACTACGGACTCTGAGCCAAATTAGCGACTCGAGTCCGATACTTCACCACGTAGTCGCAGGAGATCACACCAGATGGCTGGTCTGCCTCCTGCATATCAAAGCTAACTCCAGTCGGTTGCACGTCGTAGGCATGGCCTCCGACCGTTAGATCCGCCATCACCTTCGCGTGCAAACTCTCCACGATCGGATCGGCCACTTGATCTGGGATGTTGCCGCGCACGATCACCGCAATGCGCACGGTGAGCGTCCAGTCCAGCGTTGGCGTGCTGGTCAACTGCACGCACACATCGTTGATCGGCTCGACCACGATGGCCGGCAGCTCGCCCCTAGCCAGCGGTTCCACTCGGCTGCGATAGATCCTCGTGCTCACACCAGTGGTGTTCGTGAGCGCCGTGCGGATACCAGCCAGGATCGACTCGCGCTTCGTTGTCATGCCGATGCCACCTGCACCACTGTGCAAATGATGCCCGGAATCCCCGGATGCGCGAACGGACTGGTCGCCGCG